ACCAGTAGATAAGGTTAAGAAACCATTATCACTAGCTTGTCTAAGGTCAATAGAGTTGATTGATACGTTAGTACCATCAGATACTATTGCATAGAACGTACTAGTATCAAAGAATTGATCAACTAATGTACCTGTTAAGTTCCATTTATACCATGTAGAAGCTTTCCTTCCTTCAGAAGTTTGATAGAAACGATATTGATATAGAGTACTATCACCTGTATTACCAAGTGAAAGCATACTCATACCAGGAGACGCTGCTATATTATCTATAGAAGCTGGTACTAATTCAGGTACAATACCTGTAGTATTAAATGTACTAGGTGGGTCAGTTGTACTGACATTCGCTATTTCAAATACCCTAGTCCACAAAGGAGACTTAGATAGAAACGCTATGGAAGATCCTAAATCTACAGCTGCTATATCTGTATCACATTCAAAAGCAGACAGTGTATTAATCTTAGCTGTCTCAGGACTTAGTATGTCTGAGTCAGTTGACAGCAAGAACTGTTCGTTATCACTAAATAAAATTAAACCAGCACTTGCGTTCTTAACGTAGTTCAAGAATACAGGTTTAGTTGACGATGCTGATATATCAATAGGATCATCAGCTGCAGCAACCTGTGCAGAGCTAGCAAAGAAATCATAGAATGATGCAGCCTTGCTCATTACAACATCACCACCACTTAAGAAACCAAAACGGTTCCTATAAAAGAACATGTTTCTTAATGTCTGGCCTACAAATGTAGGAAGTGGATTAGTAACATCATCACCTACATCTCTTGATTCCCATTCAATAGCACTATAAGCAAATGAACCATCTGCTATACGTACCAATTGATGTGGCATTGTTAATTCATCAAACTTATATTGAATATCAGGTGCATTAGTCTCTGACCACGCACCAACACCGTTTGTTGCAGTACCTGATGTGGAGAATTTAACCCACATATCATCAGCTAATATACTTTCACTATTAACTATTTTAACTTTAAAACCATCGTGACATTGTGTAGGTAACTTACCTAAGTCTGATACTTTATCTGTAAAGCAGTATATAGCACTCTCTTGAGGTCCACCTGCTGCAGTAATCGATGTTACATTTGTTACATGTATACCTGATCCAACAGCTGTAGCGACACAGCTTGCTGCAGCACCACCCAGATTATTTATTTTAGTTACCAAACCAGCAACTACTGTAGGTACGTCAGCGTCACCTGCTGTAGCATCTTCAGCTGTAGTGAAATTATCTGTTACATTATTTATTGTTACCTCATACTTAGCATTATAAGCAACTACATAGACAACAATGAATGCATCTGTTGGTAAAGAATCTGTTGTCATGGATTTCATGGCAACCGTCTTATTTTTATTCAATACATATGTATAGTCATTCAATGTTAGAAGTTCTATATCATCAGCTCCTGCTCCACGTAGGTATCCATCATTAGGTAATCCCGGTATAACACAGTTAGTTACTTCTGAATCGTAATCACTCTTAGTAGAGGCTTCAGCAGTTACAGCTGAAATGCGTGCTGACTGCGCTGTGTTCATATTGTTAGTAGCTGTTGTTAATTCAGCTGCTGTGTTAGCTGCTACTGTAGTTTCTATTAATTCATATACTCTCTTACCTGTGGCTGCAATAGTAGGATGCTCATCTGTCATCTCTAGACCTGCTTTATAGGTTAGAGCAATGACTGTCCATTTGGAATTATTACCACCACCACTGATAGTAATGACATCACCTACTTTATAACCGTTACTAGTCACCAGACCACCGCCTGGTCCGCTAGTAGTAGGTACACCACCTGCTGTTGCTACTGTAATCAGTTGATCTGGCACTCCTCCAGTAACTGTATAAGTAACTGTTAGACCAGTTCCTGATCCAGTTGTAGTTGTAGCAGCAGTAGTTGCACTATACCCTGTACCTTTATTATCCTCATCACGTTCTAGTGTAAGCACTGGTCCAGAGATAGCACCATCAGAAAAACTCTTTACATCTGCTTTTGAAGTACCCGCATTCCATTTAAGAACAGTCCAAGTATTATTATCACCTTCTTTATATATACCAGATTTTATTTCTTCTTTAACAGTACCCTGTTGTGGATCATAATCAAACTGTGTCTCCCAATGGGCTGCACGAGTTACCGTTTGTCCATCATTTGTTTCAGAGAAAGTAGCTTGTTTAGTATTTAAGTCAGTTGTAGCATCATCTGTATCAACTATATCAACAAGATATTTCTTTAAATCAGTCTGCATATTTGTATAGTTACATCCAGATGGTACACCTGCATCATCACCCATATCTACTTTCCTCATGCCTCCATCTGTCAGGCTCCAGATACGAAAAGTATCATCAGCATATTGTCCTACATATTTCTCGTTTTCATCTCTAAGTATAGAGAACCATTTACCGTAGGTTCCTACCTTAGTAACAGTGATAGTAATAGCTGCTCCTCCACCGCCTCCCATTACAGAGTCAGCAATTGTAATAATATCACCTACTGCATAACCTTTACCTCCAGAAGAAGTAAATACTTCTGGCCCTTTAGTATGTATAGCCGTAATAGTAAGTACAACTGCTGTACCGCCTCCACTTCCTAATGAGGAGTCAGCGATAGTAATAGTTTCTCCGCTTGCATTATATCCTGCACCTCCTGTCTTACCTGTACGGTTATCTATATAGACATCGGGCTTACCTTCATCATCTACTATAACTTTAAAGTCAGCACCAGTACCAGATGCACTTCCTGCAGCGTTTGCTACATAGTATGTACCTGCGGTTCTGCTGCCATTAGAGACTCCGTTATGTGTAAAGGTTGCTACTTCACCTGCAGCTTGAGCGTGGACGTTAAACGTAGCACCTGTACCAGAACCATTTGTAGTAGTAGCTACAGAATTATATCTACCTACCGTTCTGCTATTATCAGCTATAAGAGTTGTTTGTCCACTAGTAGTTGCTAAACCACCAGTGAATGTGGTGTTTATATCTTCTGCGTTATATAAGTTACTTACAAACTTACCACCTGGTCTCTTTAACATACCTAACGCATAGTCAGGATATGTATTGACCGCATCTTTTACTTGGGTAGATATCTTCTTTTTATCTGGTTGTTGTGATATACCATTCAAAAAGTTTGGTACGTCTTGTGTGATTGTACTCATCGTTGTAATGCAGCAAACGGTTGATAGCTGTTGTGATAATCCTCAGCATCTTTCCACCCAAAGATAGAGAAGTCACCTTGTTGAGTTTCATATTCTAAAGCTGACGCTCTAGTTTCCATCTCATTTTGTTGTAGCAATTGGTATAAATTCGGATCCCCAACCATTCTTACAGCACATAGTCTAGCTGCTTTAGCAGTTATGTATGCTTGTAGAGCAGGAGGTACATCACTAAATTCCCAATACCATATAATGTCACATGTTAATTCACGTGGATCATCACCATCTTTCCATTCATATGTATGTTCATTCCTGTCATATAAGAACCCACCACGTCTGACTGGATTGAAGTCGTCATAATGTTGATACTTATATGTATCTATAGATAAAGCATTAGAAGGGTATTCTATTTTAAAAGTAACAGAGTCTGCTAATAATTTATAGTGACGTTCTATATTAAACGTCCAGCCTTCAGCTTGTGTATTTTTATTAACTTCTCTTAAAGTATTTAAAGCAATCGAAACCTCAGGGTTCTGAAGGTTGAGTGTGGTGACAGGAGCCTGTCCCACTGAGCTTAGTATTTGATTAACAGCATCCAGTTCTGTGGACACAGCATAAGTAGGATAGGACATATGAATTTATGTGAATAAAAAAAAGGAGGGTCGTGAAACCCTCCCATGAATAATTTTAGGTAACGTTACACTCTTGTGTAGCGTATGCAAGTCTTAGGTTTTTGGTAACTGATAACACAGCATTGGAGCTGCGGATATCAGTAGCACCAGAACCACCTTCAGTACGAGATACGCTTTCACGGGTAGCATCTGTTGTGCAAACACCGTTGTTACCTTTAGCGACAGCTACTGCCATTTGTTTTTACCTCGTATTATTAACAGCCAGGTGTAGCAGTCAGGTCACAAGAACCTGTAGCTACAGCTGAACTAGCAGCCACTCCAAAGGAAGATGTTCCTAATAGAGTTCTACCATATTCCACAGGAGAAGGTGGGTTCTCGGTAATAGTATCGAGACCACCTATTCCTACAGTGATTGTGCGCTTTCTATTTTCGCCAGGGATAGTAGACATAATATATCTCCTTACTGGTTAGAGAATTCGATAGCAGCAGCAGGGTTAAGTGTTCCGGCACCCATTGCGAGACGTCCTAGAATTACATCGCCCTGATAAAGGACTGATACATCACCAGAAGTTACTTGCACTTGAGGTCCGATAGCTTCAACAACACCAGCTACGTCTTTCTGATAGATAAGACCGCAGTGATACTGGAAGTCACCTGAGTAATCATTGTTCTCACCAGACTGTTGGTTAACAGTACCTGCCAAGAATGGGAGGTTGTTGG